ACAGCGTTTGTTCGGGCTGACGATCAGAGTCTCATTGCCTCTGGTGCTTTGAATATCGACAAAGCCAACAACATCGCTAGCCAGGGAACTGACATGTATCCGGATCAGTGGGGCCCAGAATCACTTTCCCATGCTTTCATGGTCGTGAATGATACGCTTTACTTTGTCACCGGTCCCGATCTCGCCAACTCTGGCGCTGTTACCGATTACATCACCGTGAGGATTCGGTGCCGAGTGGCCAAACTTTCAACCAAAGACTGGATGGCCATAGCGATCCAATCCACAGCATCAGACAATTGAGGCTTTCAAATGCCTCGATACTGTCCTCGGTGCGGTGAACCGCTACACTCGCACTCAACCACGAAGGGCGAAACCCGAAAGACTGCACGCAGAGCCTACGAAGATACCGGTCCCCCTGGTAAAAAGAAGCGCGGACCCAGTGCTTACAACAAGAAGTACGCCGCTGCTTACAAGCGTCTGAAGAAGAAGCACCCACGTTCATCCTTCGCGGCCCTGGCTAAGAAGGCTCACAAGGCGGTGAAAAAGTGACTCTTGAAGGACCGCGACTGATGAATAAGACTCTAACAGGGGTCGATGCTTCAACGGATGGTTCTGGGATCGTTACCATCGACGAGGGAAATTGGGATGTCCTAGATGTCAAGATGGTAGTGCAGAGAAGTTATTTCGATCTCTCTGGTTATAATAAAGCAGATTTGACCACTTTCTTTCAAGGAATTGATTTTCAATATGCTGCACCACCCGCAAGCGATGATAGCCGCATACAGATTCATGACTTCATTACCACTGAATATCTAAGTGGTGCAGAACTTTCAACAGTCTTCAATGCCAATATCAAGAGCGGCCCTGGTTTTGCCGTCTCAACAACTAATCAGGAGCAAGTGATCTATGCAAGAAATCGCACTTACTCTTGGCCGGGAATTCCTGATCCCGGATCTCTATCCATCCCTCTACATGGCATTGACCTTTGGGGAACTTGTAATGCTACAACTGCCGACAAGTTACACATTACTCGAGTTCTAGTCTTTGGCAGCAATTCCAAGTCGGCAATGGTGCCCGATGTCAACGTAGTGATAACTGCCATCATCGCTCAAGAAAAGGAACTCCCATTCCTAATGCGTCAGAAGAGATCGTATGAATTAGCCACTGGGCCGTGATCCCTTGGGCTTGTACTGGATGCACAAGATTAGTTGGTCGGCTGCCCTCATCACTCACGCTGTCTATCAAGTACGCAGGAAAAAAGGAGACCATGTTGCTGATGCGATGGTTGTCGCAGGCACTGCCATCTCGATAGGCGCTATATGGTATCCAGAAATCCGAGCAACAATGATTGGGGCCGCTCTGGGGACAGCAGCGGCTCCGGTAGCAGTTGCGGCTGTCGCTGCTTACGCCGTTGGGGGGGTGATTGCCTTCGCTGCTGCTGACCCGGATGATGATGGCTGGTACGGGGTGGAGGCTCTGAAGGAATACTATCATGATCCCATCGGTACTACTGCTGATATCATCGTCGAGAAGGTCACCGATCCCGCCATTACATATCTGCAGGAAGAGATATGGCAGAAACAATTAGTCGACCCAATAACAGGATGGGTTGGCCGAAGGGAGAGGGAACTAGCACAAGCTAAAAAAGATTTAGAAACAGGTCTCAAAAAATACTGGGCTTTGACATCGCCGTTCTAATCTGAATAAGGATTCTCGCACGCCTCGACCTTTCTGAAATGGATCACAGTTTCAAGCCCGATGAAGTCAGGATGCCGTTGCTGCATCGAATTGTCCTCTGCATCTGACGGAACATGAATTATCCAATCATCGCCGGTCAAGGCATTGAGTTGTTCCTTGGCGGCTGTGACGACATACGCATATCGATATCGAAGACGGTTCATCTCCATCTCCTGGTGAATGTTATCATCGTAGAGAGTATGATGACGCTCAATAATCCCACACACGAGGCTAGAGATGTTCTTACCGGCTTTTTTAGCATCTTGAAAAAACATATCTGTTTTACCCCCCCTTGGGACGGAGATGGTTTTGATAATGCGATCACTCATTCATCCATCTCCTTCATGTTGACGCAGATCGTATGCCGACACTCAGGGCATCTCCAAACATATCGCCGACCTTTCACGAATCCACCTTCATCATCCCCATCCCATATATGATTATCAACCACATCCATCCCTATTGGGTGGTCAGAGCATCCACAGGCTATCTGCAAACCGAAGAGGGTCATCGACTCATCTCACTAATTTTGAGCAAACGCTCCAGAACGTCTGCTATTCGCTTCATTTCTCCTTGCAGGGCTTCCAATATGTCCAAATGTTCCGGGTCCATGGTACGGCGATTACCTAATCAGTAATAAATACTCCTTATTTTGAGCATGATATCCCCTACATCTTCATAGGCAAAGCCGCATTACGCTACGCTTTCCGGGGCTCGTTTGCCTGCGCGAGCCAGGTTGGGCTCGGCTGAAAGCGAATTAGTCACCCCACTGCGTGGTGCGAAGATAGTTTACCAGGTGCGGGGCCAGAATTCGACTTTGATAAGTTTTATAGGCCAAATGTAACTGCATTGTAATATGGCCAAGTCAATGACGGGTAGTTTTTACCTGACTGAAACAGTACAGATACCAGCCGCCTCGCCTGCTGGAACTAGATATCAGGGAACGATAGATCTTGGAGCCTACGTGAATGTTCCCACCGGTCAAGCAGTGGCTGTGGAAATTGTAGACTTCATTTACCAGGCAGGTGGGGATTTCGGCGGAGATGCTGGATCTCTGGTTGCTGCCCAGGGTTCAATCACCTGCCAACTCACCGACTTGAACCCCGGAACAGCGTTTGTTCGGGCTGACGATCAGAGTCTCATTGCCTCTGGTGCTTTGAATATCGACAAAGCCAACAACATCGCTAGCCAGGGAACTGACATGTATCCGGATCAGTGGGGCCCAGAATCACTTTCCCATGCTTTCATGGTC